TTCTCATGACCCTAACCGGAGATATGGATATGACGGATGCGACTAATCCACCTGATGATAATCCTGGCGGCGCTGCTTCTCCTCTAGAAAAGCTGACCCGCGCCCAGGTTTTTGCCCGTGATCCCGAGAACCTAACTCATGCCCACCTCGAACAGGTGATTGTGGAAATTAGGAAGATCAACGAACGCAATCGCAAAGCCCGCGCTGACGATGCCGCAATCGCCGCATCTGCTGCGAAGATTAAGAAGGCAAACACCGCAACCCGCAAGAAGAAGGCCGCGCCTACTCTTGCCGACAACCTACTGGACACCAAGCTATGAAGCTAACTAACAACCACAACTTGCCGGAAGCTATCGTTGCTGCCATCATGAATGACAGCTACACCAAGGGCGATGCTGACATTTCCGTAACGGAATTGCTGTCGCCGCCCCAGCTACGGCACCTCAAGCTGAAGCACTACGAAGAACTATCTGAAGATGTGAGCGACCGCATCTGGTCCTTGCTTGGTCAGTCAGTGCATACCATCATCGAACGTGCCAGTCTTGCCCTGCCCAACGTCCTAACTGAAGTGACCGTTACTTCTGGATACGGTGGTTGGAAACTGAAGGGGCAGATCGACAACGTGGTCCTGTCTGACAGCCACCTGTTCGACTTCAAGGTTACGTCTGCTTGGAAGGTCAAGGGCGGGGTCGTGCCTTCTGATTGGGAGAAGCAGACCAACACCTACCGCCGTTTGCTTATCAAGGAGAAGGGCCTGATCGTCAATCGTATGTCAGTCATTGCCGTGCTGCGCGACTGGTCACGTAACGAAGCTGCCCGTAGCCCTGACTACCCGCAATCCCAAGTCAAACTGCTGGACGTGCCCCTGTGGTCAGAAGAAGAAGCTGACGCCTTCATCAACCAACGTATAGCTATGCACCAAGCAGAAGTGCCAGCCCTATGCACACACGAAGATCGTTGGACTAAGCCTGAGAAGTGGGCAGTCATGAAGCGTGGCAACGTCCGTGCAGTCAAGCTGTTCGACGACCCAATCGAAGCACGGGCACTTGCCGACACTGCAAGTAACCTGTATGTAGAGCATAGGCCCGGCGAAGCAGTGCGCTGCCAAAGCTGGTGCCCTGTATCTGAGTTCTGCCAGCAATGGCGGTACGACCCACGCAACAAACAATCCATATCGGAGACACTGTTCAATGCCCAAGTTTAATGAAGTGAAACTGCCACCCCGCATCCTGATCTGTGGCGAACCAGCAGCAGGCAAGACGGGCGCCCTCGCTCAGCTTGCTAACGCTGGCTACCGTCTGATGATCCACGACTTCGACCAGAACTCGCGGGTCATTGGTTCCTACCTGACCGACAAGGCTGCCGAAGTCTATCTTAACACTTACGCCGCCGCCAAGATCACTGGCACCAATCTGTTTGCTGGGTCAGGTCAGGCCAGCAAGCAGGCGCTGTCGGAGATGCGGCGCTTCTGTTCCATGCTGGAGCAGTGGAAGGTGGCGGGTGCCGAGGACTTAGGCGCCTGCACTAGCTGGACCCCGCGCGATGTGGTGGTCATTGATAGTGGCACCTTCCTAGGTGAACTGCTGTTGCTGGCCGCGCAGGAGGACCCCGAAACTAAGAAGGACGGGCGCTCCCTCTACAACGTGGCGGGCAAATACTACGGCGCCATCCTCGACCACCTGACTGGCAACAAGATGGGCGCCACCGTCATCATGCTTACCCACCTAATGCAGACGGGTGAGAAGGACGACCAAGGCAAGATCATTGGCAAGGCGCGCGATGTACCTGTCGGCGTGGGCGAGAAGTTTTCGAAGAAGATGCAGACCTACTTCTCTGACATCTGGCATTTGGAAGTGGACCGGGCGGGCAACCGTACCTTCAAGACGGCAGCTACTGACAAGGCTTCGCTTCGCACCTCCGCGCCCAGCCTGATCAAGGGCGCCGAACCCTACGACCTCGCCTCCATGCTTGATCGCCTGACGAAAGGAGCCTGACCATGGCCCAACTCAAACTTAAATTCCCTAAGCGGCCTATTGATTATAGCGTAATGCAATCTTCCAATGTTAAAAGGGGAGGTTGGGTTACGGCAAAGGCGACGGGCAAGACTGCTTTAAATAAGTATCTTGCTGCGCGTGGGATTGTGCTTGGCCCTAACGTGGACCTGACTAAGCACAAATAAATTTCTGGGCATGACTTGACAGGGCGGGCGCCCAGATGTATATCCCGTCCTGTCCTATGTGACACAACCCCTTATGGAGAACACAGCCAATGGCTGACCTTTTCGATACCGTCGTCAATGCAACCGCCGCCGACCGCCCGGCTTTCCGTCAGGCGCCAGTGGGCGATTACCTTGCTACGGTTCAGTCCGTCAAGATTGTCAAGGCCAATTCTGGTACGCAAGGTCTTGAGCTTTCTTACACTTTGATGGAGCCTATGCACGACCACGATATGACGGGCGTCGATCTTTCGAAGTGCCGTATGCGTGACACGCTTTGGATTTCCGAGAAGTCGCTGCCTATCGTGCAGGAACGTCTGGCCCGTATCTCCCAGGATACTGTGGGCAATTCCATTCGGGATGCTCTTGACATCCTGCCCGGTAGCGAGGTTGTCATTACGGTCGGTCACGAAACCGAGGACCGTGACGGCAAGCCCCTTAATACGCCGCGCCTTACGGCATCCCGCTACTACTCTGTCGATTGGTACATGACCAACAAGAAGGCCGCCTAACCTCGGCTTAGTTCAACAGGGGGAGTAGGCTTCGGCTTGCTCCCCTTTTCTTTGTGAGGTACTCATGATAATCGACGCCTACGCTACCGACACCACGCCATCCCATGAGGTAAGGCGCCGTGCCCTCGAAGCCCTAGCAAACGCAGGAGAACCCATGTCCGAAGTAACCTACGACGCCCTCCGCAAACGCCTCGCCCAAGCCGAAACCGAAATCGAAAAGCTGCGGGCGGCGCTGCGTGGAGTGCTGACATATTACAGCGCGCCAACACCAATCGAAGCAAAACTCAAAAAGACGGCCACACCAATCAAGCAAGCCTACGCGGCGCTGGGAGAAAAGGAATGAAGTTTACCATGAAAGTAGCGGCAGCGTTTATGGCCCCGCTCATAGGGTTCTGCTGGGTATATGCGCTGGGCGAAATGGCAATGTATCTGTGGGAGTGGTCGCTTCCAACTGCGCTTTTCGTTGCCGCATCAGTAACAATGATGCAAATAATGTTTGTATCATTTGCATTTGATGCTGGGTTTATAGAGAAAAACCCAGGAGAAAAGGGATGAGCGACATCGCCGATAAAATCTACGCAGCCACCGGGCTGACGCTCAACGCAGAGGCGGCGGCTGCGATTGGGCAGATGATCCAACAAGCCAAGCGTGATGCGCTGGAAGAAGCGGCGCGGTGGCACGATGAACAGGCAAAAAGATGGCAGAACACCTACGTTAAAGAAACGCTTTCAGGTCTTGATATGCAGGCGGCGCGTGTAATGTGCCTCGAACACGGAGGCTTTCACATTGATTCCGCCGCCGCCATCCGCGCGCTGGGAGAAAAGGAATGATTAAAGAAAAGAATGGCTGGTGGTATTTGGTTGGAATTGGGTGCTTCTATGGCTACCCGTTTCCGACCCGTGCCGACGCAGCCGAAGCCCTTCGTGAACTGGAGAAACCCGATGATATGTTTTCGTGACATGACGTTCTGTCCGTTCAATGCTGACTGCAAGAACGCAGCCAAGTGCCCGCGCGCCCTGACGCCAGCCATCCACGACGCCGCCGCTAAGTGGTGGGGTAAGCCCGGCGCACCCATCGCTATGTTTACCGAGCAGCCCGAGTGTCACGAACCCAAAAGGAAATCAAAGCGATGAACCTACGCCTAGGCCGTGACCTGCTGATCTATTGGCCCGTCCTGCTGCTGGCCTTGCTGATATGGATGCAGCCCTTGCCCGCCATAGCCGTGCCGCCCAGCCCGATCCCCGTTGAATGGAACGACACCAACAACCGGGACCGCCACTTCAACTGCATATCGCGCGCCATCTACTGGGAAGCTCGCGGCCAATCCCGCGCAGGGCAGATAGCCGTGGGCCAAGTCATTCTGAACCGGGCCAATGACCGTCGCTTCCCTGCTGACGTATGCGACGTAGTCTATCAGCGGCGCGGCAACTCCTGCCAGTTCACATGGGCTTGCACGAATCGCCGCACCC